ACCTGCTCTAATGAGTGACCGACGAACAGGTCACCCGCTACCAGGGGCCGGCCGTAACCGGAGGCATTATCGCCGACCATCGCACCTTCAAAAACAATATCGTCGGCGATAATACCAATTGCGTTAAAATCGCCCGTCACGACCGTCAACGGGCTGTCCACTGCTAAAGTCGTCATCTGAGTATCTCCTAAAAAACATTATTTTTCTTTTTTGTTCAAATCCCGGTACCGGTTTCGGAACACAAGATTCACTTTATCTTTTTCATTGCCAGGCGGGCGGCATCCACTCTTTTCTTATCGCCGGCCCCGCCCGCTCGCAGGATATAGTTTTCCACTGCCGGCCTCGTAAATTTGTCCTTGTTGGGAAGAACCCAGGGCAAACGCTGTCCAGTAATCCCTTTCAGTTTCTGATAGGTCCGCAACGTGCCCTCGGCAAAGGGATCATCAACCTCAAGTAAAAAGCCAGGCACGCTCAGATTAGAACCGCTCTTGTTCTGAATGTCCGTTACAATCCGCGCATATAGATCGGGTAGATTTTGCTGTACCTGCTTAATCGAACACTTCCCAAGTTGATCAACTACCTGATCTCTTATCTCAGCAACCAGCTGCGGATACTGAGCCTCCAAATCCTCCGCCTTCTCAATCACCGGCTTCTCTCTTATCTCAGCAACCAGCTCCGGATACTGAGCCTCCAAATCCTCCACCTTCTCAATCACCGGCTTCTCTGAAGCTATTATCCCAGCAACCAGTTGCGGATACTGAGCCTCCAAATCCTCCACCGTTGCAATTACTGATGTTTCAGGTTCCTTCGTGCCGTCTGCAGCTTTACCATCTTTCTTATTGCCATCTGCAGTTTTATCGGCTTTCGATTTGTTCTTGTCGGCCATTTGCTCACCTCATAAGCTTTCTTAATTTTTTAGTTAATATTGTTTTTTGCTATAGTCGAAAACACGCTGCCGGTGAATAGTTGTCACGTCTTTTGATGTGCGATTCGTACCCTGCCCTCTGCATCCGCTTTCTTGAATGACACGTATGCCTCGACATCGCCTCCGAACTCTTCCTGCAGATCTGCGGATGCGGCAAATTCCTGCTTCAAGGCCTCCTCATTCTTATCGCCTTTGCCTTCACCTTCGACAACTGGTGGGTTCGCCGAATCGGCAAACTCGGTCGCGGCCGGATCTACCGGCTTCTTTTTCGTTTCAAGCTCCTTATTCTTTTCAGTCAGCTGAGTTTTCTCCTTCTGTAGTTTCTCGATGCGAAGCTGCCTGGCCTCGTCGGGCGTTTTCTGCTCGCTGAAGCATTGAATAAGCAACTCATGGTCATCTCCACAGGCTTCCTTGAGCGCTGCGAACAAGTCACGATCTGTTCCGACTTCGGTTTTGACTTGTTCGCTTAATTCGGCACACAGCTCTGGATATGCCGCTGCAAGGCCTTCCAAATTCGTTATCTCAATTTCTGTTTCCATAATATTATGCTCCTTATTTAATGAACTAAATTTGACGTTTTCAATATCGGCCAATGCCGAAGATTTCGTATTTTTGTCGAGGCCGAACACACACATGCTCACTTCCTTGATGATTGACTTACGGAAAACAGCACCGGGACCCTTCAAGACTTGCCCGTTCACCTTGACACTGGCACCCTCCAGGACACGTTCAATGACAGACGGTGGACAAAAGAGACTCGCTTCCATCGGGAAACCTTGAGCCATATCCGCTTGCATCGCCTGGGCATTATCGTTTGCCAGGAATTCACCCTCGACGGTGACGTTGTCGGAGATCGTTTGTTTGGTCGTAAAGCCGACCCGGCACCCTGTGCAATGAGATTCCAGGACGGGTAGAGGTTTCTTGTAGAATTTGCAGCCGTCCAGATCGATTGCCAGGTTCCCCCAATACCAGTGGTTTTTCATTACACCGCCCGAATAGCCGACTATGCTGAATTTGTTTTTCGTTTCGCCGTCACCCTTTGCGAAAGTCACTTCCGTTTGCTCGTTAAAAATACAAGCTTCTGCAGGGGCCGTGTCGTTATCATTTGCCATCGATTGTTTCTCCTTTTTTTTAGGCTGCCGGCTTTTCCTTTTTTTCAGGAACCAACGTCACGTTCTTTTCTTTGAGATATTGATCTTCCTCTGCCCGCTGATCTATAATGTCCTTGAAGTCACGTCCCTGCCGGTTACAAATCACCGTCCGTGATGTTGTGCCGTTTTTGAGCTGCTGCTCATCGGCCTTGGCTTCCTTCCAGGGGTCCACATAAGGCCAGCGCTTGCATAAGACTTCAAACCTTGTCCAGTCATCGCGTTCCTTTAAGGCCTTCCGTGCGATCCATTCCTGCAATTTCAAAATCCACAGCCGCCGCAAAAATGGTTTGACTACAATTTCCTGTTCGTCCGTCCACGTGTCCCTTGCTTCCGAATAGGCCACGCGGGTATTCATAAAAGTTGCTCCGGAATAGTCACCTGTCACAAGTATTAGCGGCAGGTTCACCGGCGAACCGATAAGCGTAAGAATCCGCAGCATGAACGGTTCAAAAGCCGACGCCGGCCTGGTCGATCCAATTGCCTCTGCTTTTTCCCCCGGTCCACCTTCCCAGATCGAGCCTGGGTCTATTTTCTGAACCGTCCTTTCATCTTCATCCTTGCCGGACGGATGGACGCCCCCGGTATAAGGTGGCGGCTTACCGGCCGAATCTTTGGTTGTAACCATCATCGGAAAACAGGCATTGATTTTAGCTGCCACAAGCTCGGCATCGACGTAGCCAAAAAGTTTGTCTATCGTATCGACCGCACTGATCAGGCACGGCTCACCACGCGAACAGCTGAACCGGTCCGGATTAAAGGTGTGATGGACCACATCTGCCAAGTATCGACTCACAGAATCATTCGCAATATAGCCCCACTTGTTCGGTTTGCCGATATAATAACCGATAACCTTTTTGTTCTTTTTGTTTACCGCTACACCATTCACCACATCGAAAAGTCTGGCTTTACTCTTACCGTATGGCGTGCCCACCTGATCCCCCTCAATCGCCTGAATCCCCTCATCGGTGAAAATCGTAAACATGTCACCGTCCCTGCAATAGGAATGATACAACATTTTAAGATAAGCATGAATATTGAAACGCCCTGTGACATCGCAGGGCCTGTTGACCATTTCTTCTTTCCACAGCTCCTCCGCCGCCTTGTTCCAGCCCTTATCATCGGTCTTCGCCTGGATCGTCGTTTCGGTCCCGATCACTTTCGTTGCCAGCTTGCGGAATATGCCCTTCACTAACGGATTGTTTCGTCCCAGGTCCCGACATATTTCTCGGAGTTGATCGTGTTTCTCCTGGCTCAAATGCCAGTCACCCGTCCCACCCAGATCAGAACGTTTCTTTCGCTGCCGATGCTTGTCAAGAATATCATATCCGAACCGGTATGATCTCCGCATCATGGCTGAACGTGGAGACAACACCCCAACGTAATCATCCAACGCCATCGATATTCGTCGTAACCATGGTTTGTTTTTTCTGCTATTTTCTCTCATCAGGTTTCAGCTACCGTGATCCTGCCTCTGTCACCCTGGTCGATTCGTAAAAGCAGATCTTTCTCCCGGGCATAAAGTGTTCGCAAGTCCGGCCGGTTCGTAGTTTGACCTTCATTCGTTACGCTCTGAGCGCCGGTCTCAATCGCCTCTATGGCTGCCTGCACGCTTGCAAGTTGTTCCGCTAATGTGGGCATGATCAATCAATCCTTACATCTTTTAAGCCCTTTCAAATTATCGATTGTTCGTAGATCAAACTCTAAACTACAGGTCAAGCCTGTGAGAAAAAAGGGTGTGTTTACCAATAATTGGTAAAAAGGTGAAACTTTTTTTCTATTCATTCCGGCTGATACTTTTCTTCGACACTCTTGAAAGTGTTACCACAAATACACTTATGATATCTAATAGGCAGATGGCTGCTGTCATATACCGGACAATTCGTGCTGTTACATTCCGGGCACCGAATTCTAACGTACCGAACCACCTGATCTTTTTTGCTCTCTTGTTTTTTCTTTTTTCTTTTACCAGGTAGATTCAGGT